GGGCGTCTTTCGCATCCCTTACGGCGGCGTAGAAAGTGACTTGCTTCTCGGGAAGATCAACAACCTGCTCCTTGATCCCCCCGAGCCTTCCCGCTACTGGACCAACATAGTTTTTATCAAAGTTAGCCTTGGCAACATTCACGTTATCAAGAAGCACCTGCAAGTCAGAGAGTTTCCCCATTTCGCCGGCGGGAAGTGGCTTGCCTAGTGGTACACCGCCAGGGCCTTCTACGGGTTTCCCTGCGGCAGGCAATCCCCCACCCTTAGTCGGCATGGGAACAAAGCCTTCCGCAGTTTGCAGATACGTTATTTGCTGAACGGGTTGCGTCAGTGTTTTTAGCTGTCCCTTCTTATAATCATACGGGGTTTCATCTTCGTAAATAATTCTCCCTGTCTTGGGGGACTTGAACACGGGACGGTTGTCTTGGGGGTCTAGGCCAATCGGTTGCCTACTCTCGATAGTAGACTTGGGTATCCCCTTCGCAACCTCCTTTGCCTCCCCGCCCACGTTCCTGTATCTCACTTGGTCAGGTCCGAGCGTGTATTCTTCTCCCTTCTCCATGTCGTGCGCCATCTTGAGCATTTGCATCTGCTGATACTGCTGCTGCATCGCCTGCATTTGCATTTGCATCTGCTGCGCTTGCTGAAGGCGCTTGTCGTTCTCAATCGTGTGCGCCAGATTGAGGCCCTGATTGAATGAACTCATGAAACTGTCTGCCATCTCAATCACCTATTCTTGAGCCAATCGTATGCTGCAATTCCACCCATTGTTCCCGTAACGCCGCCTAGCATGTTAGCCGCTCGTTCCCCAAAAGAAAGCGGCTGAGAATAACCGGGAACATTCGGCATACCAGGATAAGCCGTGGTAATTGGGGGTGCCGAGTACGGGGTATTGGCGAACTGATTCATCTGGTTCATCAGGGCGGCTTGCTGCTCGATGCCGGTTTTCTGGACTCCCGCAAGAGCGGACCCTAACGCCGGACCCCTTACGCCCCTTGCCGCAGCCTGTTCCGTAGTGGCTTCCGTGGCGTTTCTGGTGGCCGTTCCTATTCCTGCCATTCCCGTCGCTTTAGCGGCGTTGATCGCCCCTGCATTGGGGAAGGCGTATTTCTGCCAGTTGGCTAATGCTGTGTTTTGGGCGTTGGCGATGTCTGTTCTCTGCACGTTCTGATAGGCTTGCTGGGCGGCAAGTTGCTTGTTGAATGCGTCATCCGATGCTTTCTGCTGCTGTTGGGCACCGTAGTATTGGCCCAAGAGATTCAGACCGCCAAGCCCGAGAAGTCCTGCGGTAGAACCCATCCCACCGCTAGTCCATCCAGCCACCGTGGGAGATAACCCGCCAAGTCCACCGGCATATTCTCCTAGCCCCTCGCCAGCCCCCGCAGCCCATGTTGCGAGTTCATTGGCACCGAATGACCCATACGCTTCAGGGCTAAGTCCACTCATTCCCCCCACAAACATCTCGGGAGCATACATATACGCAGCTCCACCACCGAGTGCTCCTGTAGCAAGCATCTGCGCCCACATATTGTCGTCGTTGGAAAGCCATTCACCCGCATTGTCGAGGGCAGAAATTCCCGTTCTCTCTCCAACCCATTCGGTAGCTTGCCCAAGCCAATCCCCCGGTGCAGAAATCACATCGCCAATAGACTCAAATACGCTTCCCATGTTAAATCCTCCGAGTCATTACGGCGGTGCATTTCTGGAACGCCCAATTATTTTCCATTGTTTCAATCAGCTTATCATTCCAATCCGCTTCACATTTCAGCGTCTTGATGCCGTCTAGGAAATTTTCGCTGTCCCGGCACGTTCCAAACGTGTGATAACACTTTCTGACAGTGCTACCAGTGAGCGAGGCCATGCAAGGGGCAACCCCAAAGACCCGCCCGCAAAATTGCAGATCAATCTCAACAATCTGGATAGGCTCTCTGTTATCCATGTGATCTACTCAACATAAGAGGCTAAATCCATTGTCATTTCAGCCCAATAGTCACCCTCAATAAATGCCGGGCGCAACTCCCCGCCTCCTTGGGGACGCCAACAATAGCCATGATCTTTTTCCATATCGGATGGACTGCCAGCGTAGTAAAATGGCTTGCCTTCATTGTAATGAGTCTCGAAATTGCGCATTGCGCCATCAACCCAACTGCGTTCGATCATTCCGAAAGTCACGGTTGTTTCAGCACCAACACGATTGACACGATTGCCAAGAAACTGCCCGCCGATTGACGTGCTGTTCATCAAGTCATACCGCTTGGCATGATGTAGAGCAACATACCCCTCAAGAATACCTGTCGGGAATATCAGCCTTTCGCCAAGCATCAGCACGCCGATGTTAGGTTCTGTGCCACCTGAAATTCTGAACCTCCATTCGTCGCTTTCGACAGGCTCCCATATTGCAAGGATTGGACTGTCATCATCCGGGACAATAGTTGAAACAGTTTCCCAAGCAGCCCCATCCCAATACTGCACTTGAACAGTATTGCCATTAGTCCCTAGCGTATGCGCGACAATCGCTGCACAATCCAATTCAGCGGGGGATGAAATCACTACAGCAAACGTTGCAGCCAATGCGTTAGGCGTCCAGAAATCCCAAGTCAGATCATCAATGGCATTTTCCGCCGCCCCGTCTGCGGTTTCACTAGACGCCGTAATCGTTCCTAATTGCATTCTGTTGCGCCACAATACCATAGGCTTGCGGTTATTCTGGTCGTATTCGTCAGACGTTCCTGCCTCAATCTGCAAAGTCATCTTGCCACCGTCACAATCGCACCGTCCTTGCTTGCCTGATAGATTTGGTCGATCATACCAGAAGCCATATCAACCATCCATTTAGGCCCCTGCAAGTCAACCAAGACACGCTGCGGAGCGGCTTGTGCAGCGGCGGGCGCACCGGCTGACACTGACCCACTAGACCCACTGCCCGATCCTGATTTGATGGAATTGACAAACCCGATACCGGTTGCCAGCACAGATGCAGCCGCAGCGAATTTAGCGAAGAACGGCAGGCTAGGGTCAGACAGGGCTTGCGATGCAGCGCGGTATGCGTTGATAAGAGCCTCTGCCGCAGCGAATTGACGTTGCAGCCGCAACAGCCCTTCATAGCCTCCGCCCGCTTGATCATTCAACTGCCCGAACAGGTCAGCCGCAGCACCAAGGGTAAACTTGCCAGATGTGTCTTTGATGCCTGCTAGGCGTTCCTGATACTCGGCCTCAAGGTCAAGCAAAGCCTCTTTGTGGGCTTGCTCACCCATAAATTCAATAGCGCGATTATCGGCCAGTAATGCCGTTTGTTCAAGATGCCAAGCCTCGACTATTTCCCTTTCAGTTTGGAGGGATTTCATCAAGGCTTCTAGGTTTTTCTGGTATGGGTCAGTGCCGCCACCGCCTCCCCCGCCACCGCTAGACGCGTTTCTAGCGGCTTCTGCTGCCTTTTCGTTAGCTACCCTATCCCTGACAAGCCCTGTTAGAAACTCTGCTTGGGCAACCTCTCTAGGGTCGGCTACATCAATAGTGGCCCCAGGAATATCCGATCCGCGCCCCGGTATCCGCATAGCCGCAGCATTGGCATTGGCTACTGCAAGAGCGTTTGCAGCCCCTACACCCTCCCATAGCGTGCCGATAAGCGTTCCAACGTTGCCGATGGCATCATTGAACCATGAACCATCAGGACCAGCCATCGCAAGGACTTTAGCCGCAGCTTCGGCTAGGAGCGTTTCAACCTGAAGGTCTGCCGCAGCCTCCGCCGCTGCATACAGTTCAACTTGCGCATCAACAATGTCAGCCGCCATTTGTGACGCAGCATAAGACGTGCCTTCTAGGGCAAGAGTGATCATTCCAGCCGCATTGGCCTTTTCAGTCAGGCTTTCAGCGCCGCGATACATTGACAAGGCTTCATCAAGGAATAGCGCCTGTTCGGCAGTCATACCGATTTGGTCAGCGGCCATTGCCATGTTTTCGGTCAGGTTCAAAACCTGCCATTCATCAACAATTGGCTCTGCCCTAAGCCTGTCGATTTCAGTTGACATATCGCGGATGCTTGCCGCAACCTTATCAACGTCATGCCCAATGGTGCTGACAGCAGTGTCAGCCGCGCCTTCCAAGGATTTCAGCCTAAACTCTTGCTGCATAGCCAATGCCGCTCGTATTTCATCCGTTAGATGACCATACTTTTCAATCATTTCTTCTGTGGACATGCCGGTCACGGCACGAAGGTTATCCGTAGCCTCGGCCAATTCCTCAATGGCATCTTGGGCTGTTTTTGGCCCTTCCTCAGCACTCGTCGCCCATTGCACAAGCGCAGCCGTGCCCGCGATAACCGCGAACGTCACCAAGTTGATCGGTGACAACATGGACAAGAAAGCGTTTTTAATCAGAGGGCCAATGACAGAAATTTTTCCGCCCATTTGACCCCAAACCTGATTGAGTGATGTGCCCTGCTGAACGGCCAGCATCAATGGCGACTGACCCGCCGCCATCATCATGCCAATGTCATTAAACTGCGCCATCACGTTGCCGGTGTGCATTGACGTGGCGGATAGTGTTTTGTTCAGGCGGTCAGTATCAGCGACTATTGGCCTGATCTTCTCAGACCATCCCGCTCCAAATGGCTTCTTCTTTATCCTATCAAAGATTGCTTCGGCTTTGCCAGCCTCAACCCCGAGGTCATGTAAGCTAAACTTAGCCTTGTCAAGACCCTCAGACGTAACGACAATGCCTAGCGCCGCAACATCGCCACTCATTTGCTTTTCCTTTTTGCGGCTTCCTGTGCGCGTTCCATATTGATTGCCCGCTCCTTGCCAAGCGCCGAACGAAACTGCGCATCTATAGCGCAGATTATATCACAATCATCAGGGGATAGCGAAAACCCCGTCAAATCCTGAAATGACAGGATCAGCGCGGGGTCAATAGGGTCTAACGGGTCTTTCAGATAGCCCTTGAATTTCCAGAATTGAGTGATGTATTGAATGTCACCCGGCGCTGAATACTTGGGCGGTGCTGCGCCTGCTAATGCGTTGCGTTCACGGCGGGTCCGGTTATCCCATCCAGTTGTTTCATACCGAACCCAATTTTTTATGTAGTCGCAATTTTCTTTAGAGAGGCTTCCGTAAAATTTGCAATACGCCCGGCACCCTCATAAATCTGTTCAATGATCCATACAGAATTGGGGTGATTAAGAACAGCCCGCTTGTTTGCGTCGGTGCATTCAGGGTCAACCCCCAAATCGCCAAACTCCATACCGTTCCATTCCCAACGGGTCAGACATGCACACAGCTTTTCAATCTCAAGATTAGCCGCAGCAGCCGCAATCGTGCCAGCGTCAACATCAGCATCGCCTTGCCGTGCGACAAATTGCGCCATTGCCATAGCGTTCTGGTGCTTGCGCTCGATTTCCTGAACAGGTTTGGATTTCATCGACCGCAGCCAAAACGTCACGTTGATAGGCGTCTTGGACCCTGGCGGTTTCAGGCGGATAGGAAATTCAGCCTCGTATTGAACGAGGTTGGCGATATTGGTCATTGTATTCCCTCCAAGGAATTAGGTGGCCCGCTATTAAGCGGAAGCCACCATGATAGGCGTCTGATCAATGCCGATAGGATGCGTGATATGCACGAAGTCCTCAGAAGCGCCGCCGCTATACTCACCAATCCCGATCACAGCGCGCGTATAGATAATCGTATTCGCAGTAGCGGCTGCGGTAGCCTTATCGTTCAACTCACGTTTCAGCGGATAGGTGAATTTCGTTGCAGCAGCAGTCCTGACAGCGGCTTGTCCGGTTTTCGCACTGTCAAAGCCAAGAACAAGCGTGGTGTCAGCGCCATTCTTGTTGCCTTTTCGCTTACCTGAATTACCAGCAATGTAGTTTTGCGTGAGGATGTTTTCCGTTACACCAAAAACAGGCAACTCAACGATATTCTCAACCTCAACCCAAGTCAGCGCCTCATAAGCAGCTTGGTCAAGATCACCTTCCGCAGCCGTAGCGCAGATGTAAAGTTTGCCGTCTTTGTTGACACTATCAGCCATGGGTTTACCCTATGTAAGCCCAGAAAAGGGCAGTTGGAATTTATTACGCCTAGTATAGCGCAACAGGACGATAGCAGCAAATTACCCTGCGATGGTCGCGCGCCACCTCAACATGGTCGGAATACGCCACCAAGCGCCGTCACGAAACCCTGTCATAACCGATGCCTCTTTGTCAGTTTCAACGATAACATCATCCTCAATCATTCGTATCCCTTGATAGAAAACAGTCTTGATGTCATTGGCTATTGCCAGTCTTTGAGTGTGTGTCCAAGTAAACGGAGCAACGATAACCATTTGCAACTCGCCTGGATATGTCACGCTATCGTTAGACCCAACAAACCTGCGATTAATCTCTAGCCGCATATCAGTCACGTCAATAAACGGAGTTCCGATGACAGGATCATATTCTTGCCCCGGATATACAACTTCCGTATCCATAGTATCCAGAACAGCGCGCAACGCTTCCCAAATCTTTCCATCAACGTTTGTGGTGGTCATAACCTAATCTCCCAATTCCGCTACAGCTTGGTTGACAAACTGCTGCCATAGATGCGCTTTACTGCGCACAAAAAACCGCCCTGACTGATTGTAATTCCGGCCAAGGCTATCCTCGCCCACAAAACCATACTCAAGCCGTCTTGCATAATTGGCCTGAAACCCGATAAAGAACGTGTCGCCAATATCAAGCCCTTGGATGATAAGCGTTGTCGCGCCCATACCGTCAGCAAAATTGTCATTCTCGCTTGTCATAGGCATTGCCGCAGATGACCCTAGCAAACTACGTCTTAGGTTACCTGTCAGAAACGGGGTTGCCCCCATGCCTGTTCCAACGTCACTATGCAGCGAGTTAGTCAGCTTTTGAACAGCGGACCTAAAAACAATAGCTGAATTGCGTTTGGCTTTCTCACCCCAATTAGCAACTTGTGCGGCGAATGTTCCCATTATCGGGCAATCTTTGAGTAATCAATATTCAGGGTATATGAGCATCGGCAATTGATTATCTGATCAGCGCCAGCCCCCAATGCCGTGTCAAACGGATACCGCATCATAGCGCCGCTTGCCATGATGAACGGGTCATTCAACCCCTCACGCTTGACCATGTGCTGCGCAACGTGTTCCGGCCTTTCCAATGGAGACCAAGTGCCATGATGCCATTCCCGATAAACGGCGCTTTCAGGAATGCCTGTCTTTTCTAGACCCTGCCGGAATGCCTCATACTTGGCATTTTCAACAGCCATCGCCGTTTCGGTCCTAGCAATAGTATTCGACCGCAAGGCAAGCAGCTTGTTGCTATAGCCGCGCAACATCTTTTCAATTTGATCCTTGGTGAGCGGCTTGCCTTCACGAATGGCCTTGGCGATGGTCCGGTCATAGCGCAAGTCACGCTTGGTCATTTGCAACGCACGGGCAGGGTCAGTCTGTAGGTAGCCCCTCATATTCGTGACCCATTGCGACTGCGGCACGTTCAGCCCCACAATCCCGCCTGTTCTAGCACCTGTCGGCCCTACCCTGCCCACCAACGAAGTAACCATGTTGTTAGGGTGCATACCCTCGCTATACATGGCACCGATAGCATCTCTCAGTGCAGTCTTTTGCTCATTAACAACCGCCGTGACCATTTGGCTTGACAGTGACCTAACCCATGTCTCAGCGCGCGGGTTAGTCATATCCCATCGCACAACAGCTTTGCTAAGATCACGAAACCGCCATACAATGCCCGCCGTGACATAAGAACCGGCTTGTGAATATGTATTGGCAATCTCTGCGGCAAATGTCCTATATGCAGCCGTTTCAATATGCAAGCTGTTTGGGCTTATCGGGGCGGGGCTACGGCGGGTCCGGTCTATCCGGTATTCACGGCAGACCCTTATGA